CCCTCTATCACGCGGCGGCGGCCGAAAAGAAATGCTCGTGCGGCAAGAGCGACTGGCACGTCACGCACAGGATTCAGGGCGTCGCTTTCGTCGTCCGCCATGTCGAATGTCGCCACTGCGGCGAGAAAGACCAGATCGCCACGCGCCGGTAGTTGTGTGCCGCACATCCCCCATCTTGTGCCCCTGTCCTTGCGCCCCCACTATCCATTCGTATGGCGACGACCACCGTTCCAACCGACCAGGAACTCCTGGATGCCGTGAAGCGGGCGATCCTCGGAACGCTCGACCGCAACGCGGCGGCCTACATGATCAACGGGAGGCGGCTCGATTCGATTCCGCTCCCGGAACTCCTGGCCGCGCGAGCCGACCTGGAGGCGCGCGTCGCCCGCGCCGCTCGCGGCGGCTATTCGGACGTGGCGGTTTTCAGGGGGCCTGCGTGATGGGCGCATGATCGTGAAACGCATCTCCGTTCAATCCGCAGACGGGCCGGAGATCCGGACGCCGAAGGCCTCCGCTCTCGGCGTGTCGCTCGACCGCGCCATCGCTCCGCTGTTTCCCGGATGGGCACGTCGGCGCCAGCGCTCGCGGCTCCTGCTCCTGGCGGACGATGTGCGGCGCGAGGTCCTCTCGACCTACGCGGCGGCCGAGAAGGGCCGGTTGATGAAGGACTGGGGCGCCAAGACCAAATCGGCCGACGAGGCGATCCTCGAGGATGCGGCGACCCTGAACGCCCGAGCCCGGGCGGCGGTGCGGGACGACTGGAGCGCCCGCTCGGCGGTCGATGCTTTCAAGCGGCACGTCGTAGGAATCGGAATCTCGGCGTGCAGCGCGGCCTACGACCCGGAGACGGGCGAAGAACTGGCGGACTTCAATGAGCAGGCGGACTGGCTCTGGCACCGATGGGCCAGGTCGCCCCGCCTGGTGGACGTGGAAGGGCGCAAGAACCTCCTGGGGTTCCAACGGCTGCTCATTCAGGAACTCGTCGCGGTGGGCGAGGCGATGTTTGTCCTGGCCTACGAAGCGCGCGACGACCAGGTGGGCCTTGTCCTGCAGGCGTTCGAGCCGGAGCAACTCGACACCACGCGGGCGCGCGATGCCGGGACGGGCAACGAAATCCGCGGCGGCATTGAGATCAACGGCTACGGCCGGGCCGTGGCTTACCACATCCGAACGCAAAGCGCCCAGGGCGGAGGCTACTCCTTCGAGACGGCCCGCGTGCCGGCCGAGCGCGTCGTCCACCTCATGGACCCCGACCGCGTGCGGCAGACGCGCGGCGTGACGCGCCTGGCGCCGGTGCTGGCGCGGATGCGGCACCTGGGGATGTACGAGGAGTTCGAACTGCTTGCAAAACGGATGGAGGCCTGCATCGGCCTCATCGTCAAACAGTCGGCCCTCGGCGACGCTCCGTTGGGCACGAAGCCGCCGGACGGAAGCACGGGCGAGGATGCCCGCGGCACGAAGGAAATCCAGTTCGAGCCGGGCATGGTGCCGCGACTGGCCGAAGGGGAGGACGTTCAGGCCTTCAACCCGCAACGGCCGGGGATGCAGTACGCCTCGTACACCGGCGAGATGAAGACGGAGATCGCCGCCGGCGTGGGCCTCGACTTTGCGATGCTCTGCCGGGACTTTTCGAAGGGCAACTTCTCCAGCCAGCGCCAGGGTCTGACGGTCCTTTGGGCCGAGACGGACATGCTGGAGGCGCTGATGGTGGACCTGGCGCTGCGGCCCATCCGCAACGCATTCATCGGCTATGCGATCCTCGAGGGGCGGCTGGAGGCGCCCGAGTATTTCGCGTCGCCGGAGTGGCGAGACGCCTACCTGGAAGCCGAATGGCGCGGGCCGCCCAAACGGTGGATCGACCCGCTGCGGGAAGCGAACGCCGAGAAAATCGCCATCGAGATGCGGCTGAAAACCCGCCGCGAGATCTACAACGAGCGCGGGGAGGATTGGCGCGACAACATCCGCCAGATCGCCGCCGAGCAGAAAATGGCGGATGACCTGGAGGTTTACCTGCCGGAGGCTGCGCCCGCCGCCCCGAGGGGTGTCCCCGCGCCACCGTCCAACGGGCCGGGGGGCAACGGCGACGGTGCGCCCGGCGGCAACGGCAAGCCCGCCGCCCAGGCCATGCCTCGAAGGAGGTTCTGATGCCGCGCCCCAAACCAGCGAAGAAGGTCGCCAAGAAGGCGAAAAACAAGGCCGCGGCCGTGGCACCCATCGCCCTCGCGTGTTACCTGAAGGCGGGCGACTTCACGGTTGACGCCGAGGCGGGGATGCTGAAGGGCGTGTCGGTTATCACCCGCGGGGCGGCCAAGGGCCACGGGTTCGACATCGACGACGTGATGCTCGGCCAGGTGGCCGCGGCGATCAATGGCAAGCCGAAAGGCGTGCGGTCCCATCTGGGACACCCGGACGGTTTCGGGGGGAACGACGGCATTGAGGTCCGTCTGGGGCGGTTTCAGGGCGCGAAGGTCGAAGAGGACAAGGTCCGGGCCGACTTCACCTTCGGCCCCTATGCCGCCGACGTGCCCGGCAAGGGCGATGTGCGAACGTACCTGATGCACCTGGTGGAAGAGGATCCGTCGGAGGTGGCGCTTTCGATCCTGTTCGTCCCCGGCGAGATGGAAGAACGAGACGATGGCGAAGGGCATAGCCTGCCGCCGGCGGCGCGGCTGCAAGAACTTCTGGCCGTCGATTGGGTGGACGATCCGGCCGCCAATCCCGGCGGCTTGCTCAGTGGGAAACAAGGACCCGGCGACGCGGTGTCGCCCGAAAAGGAGGACAGTCTCATGGACCCGAAAGTGCGAGAGTACCTGGAGTCGCTGGGTCTGAAGAAAGAGGCCAGCGATGAGGATGCCCTGAAGTTTCAGGAAGGCCTGACGGACGCCCAAAAGGCAGAAGTCGCCCGACTTCAGGAAGGGGCCCCTGCCCCGACTCCTGCCCCGGCGCCCGAACCGGCGCCCGCGCCGGACGCGGTCGCCCAGAAGGCCGATCAGGCCGTCAAGGCCGCCCTGTCGCGTCAGCAGAAGCGGCGCGACGCGGTCGCCAAACTGGCCCGCGAGTACGGGATGCCCGCCGACGAGGCGGACCGCCTGGCCGCAGACCCGGACGTGACGGCCGAGACGGCCGCGACGAAGGTGCTGGAGTGGCTGAAAAAGGACCGAACGCCCCTGCGGATTCACGTCGGCGAGGACCTGGACCGAAGCACCATGGGCCAGGCGATCTCGGACGCGATCTGCTTGCGGGCCGGCATCGCCCTCTACGAGGACGAGGAGCCGTTCAGCCAGCACCAGATGCGGGAAGTGAAAAGCCGCGTCGCCGCGTCGACGATCGAGGAACGGGTCGCCGCCGCGAACGGCGTCGCTCCGCGAACGCTGCTCAAAACCCGCAAGCCGCACGAGCGGGCGCTGAAAATGCGCAGCCTTCCGATCCGCCGGATGGCGGCCCAGTACCTGCGGGCGATCGGCGTCCCCGGGCTGGATGGGATGGACGACGTGCGCATCATCGGCTTGGCAATGCGGCCGCATGAACTCCGGGATGGGTTCGGAGTCAATCCGCGGATCGCCCTGGCCCACTCGACGAGCGACTTCCCGCTCCTCTTGGGCGACGTGCTGAACAAGAGCATGCGGGCTCGATACGTCGAGTATCCGAAGACCTGGCCGATCTGGGTGCGGCCGACGACCAACGTCGACTTCAAGGACATCAAGCGGATCGCCCTCTCGGGTGTCCAGGACCTCGTCCTCCAGCCCGAAGGGGCCGAACTGAAGTACGGCACGATGAGCGAAAGCCGCGAGACGTACTACCTGGCCACCTACTCCAGGGGCTTCAAGTGCACGCGGCAGATGCTCATCAACGACGACCTGGACGCCTTCAGCCGCCTGCCGGCGCTCCACATGGACGCGGCGGTGCGGCTCGAGGAGGACGTGGTGTACGCCGTCCTGATGAACAACGCCGCGATGGCCGACGGCGTCCCGCTCTTCAACGCGAACCCGCCGGGCAACAACCCGACTCCGGTCGGCCACTGGAACGCCATCAACATGGCGCTGAACACTGTGGGCCTGGACTTCGGCCGCGAGCGGATGCGCGTGCAGCCCGGGCCGAGCCCTGCGGCCGGAGTGGCCGGGCCGGTGCTCAACATCGAGCCGGCCTATCTGCTCGTTTCGGCCAGGCTGGAAGGCAACGCCAAGCGGCTGCTGACGTCGGAGTACCTGCCGGCGGCCCAGATGGGACACACCGCGAACATCTGGCGCGGCGCCCTAATCCCTGTCGTCCAGCCGCGGTTCGACCGGAGCGATGCGGAAAACTGGGGTCTGGCGGCGGACTACAACCGGATTGACACCCTGGAGATCTGTTTCCTGGAGGCCGAGCAGACGCCTGTCCTCTCGCAGGAGACGGAGTTCGACACGGGCGATATGAAGATCGCCATACGCCACACCGTGGCGGCCAAGGCCATCGACTACCGCGGCCTCCTGCTGAGCGAAGGCGGCGAGAGCGGCGAGAGCGGCTCGGTAGCCGCGAGCCTCCCGGCCTAGTCGCAGCCCGCGGGCTCGACAGGCCGCGAGGCCTGACGGCCTGATGAGAAAATGATCGGTGGGGGGTCCCGGCGAGCCGGGACTCCCCAGCCGATGAACCCGGAACCAACGGAGCAAAGGGAGAATGTCATGAAAACCTTTCGACAGTCCGGTCATCGCCTGGATTACCTGAACGAGGGGAGCATCACGATCGCCTCCGGCGCCGTCGTGGACATCGGCGTCTGGTTCGGCATCGCTGTGGCCAACATCTTGGCCGGCCTGGTGGGTGTCCTGGAAGTTTCGGGCGTCCACGAACTGGCGGCCACGGCGGCCGACGCCTGGGCCGTCGGCGACACCCTGTATTGGGACGCCGCAAACCTGGAACTGACGGATGCCGCCAGCGGCAACCAGGAGATCGGAAAGGCCGCGACGAACAAAGCGGCCGCCGAGGTTCTGGGCCAGGTCATTCTGAACGGCAATCCCGGCACCAGCGGCCACAACACCTGATAGCCGCCGCCCAAGGCGTGGGCGGTTCGCGCTGTCCCCGCGGCCGGACCGCCCACCCCGCCCTTTG